ATCGAGTGGCCCTTTAAGCCACTCGTTAAAAATTAGATTCCTTTCTGTTTCGTCTGTTGATTCTAAAAATTTGATTACTGCTTCTTCTTCTTCTGGACCAAAGTACATTTCGTTTGTTCTTTTTCGTCCTCGTTTTGTAACCATTTTTTAATTTTGTGAATCATACGTTATATTTCTATCTTTAGCGAAATAATATTCTTTTTTAGCAGTTGCTAACCACCATCTTGCCTCAACTGGGTCAATAGTTTCTCTGTAAGATGCAAATAATGAGTCTTTTCTTTGGTTAATATGTTTGTATCCAAATCTAGGGATAACCATAACTCTAGCGTCTTTAAATGTCATTCTTAATAAGAATTCAGTAATGAAGGTTAATTTAATACTTGGTTTAAATCCTCCGAACTCATCATACATTGATTTTTTCATTACAAACCCATCAACATTAAAGTTTTGGTAAGCTAATAGAGCATTGTTATCTAGGATTCCTAATTCATCAGAAAAACTTTGAGCCCATACTGCTTCGTTTGTAAAACCAATAAACTCATTATTTTCATTAACGTCAATAACGATAGGCATAAAGATATCTACGTTAGTATGTGCTTTTTGATATTCAACAACATTTTTAAACCAAATATTAGAATATTCATCATCAAGTTCTAAGATTGAGAACCATTCTGTTTTACATACTGACACACCATAATTTATTTGAGATGCGAAATCAGTTTGTCCATCATTTTCAGCAATAACAACAGAATTGCTATAATCACCAAAATCTAGAGTTTTAATATGTTTTACTACATCACTATTTTTAGGTGCTACAATTATTAAAGTTTCTGGTCTAACATTTTGAGTTAAGACACTTTTAATTGCGTTATCTAATAAAGGTTTAGTCACTTCATTTAAAGCGTGCACTGGTAAAATTACACTTATATTATTTTTTTCCATATTTTTTAATTTAATATTTTATTATGCGTTAGTTGGTTCAACCTCGCTTAAAGATTCAGTTAATTTTTCTAAAACAATACCTAATTCTGCTTTTCTACTTTCAAAAAGTTTAGTATAAACTTCAGATGCAGCAGCGATTTGTTTTTCACTAGTGTATTGACCTTTAGATTCAGCCATACCATTTAATAATTCTTGTGGTAATGAATCTTCAAACCAAACTTTTAAATAGTTAGCGATTAGTTCTGGAATGTTTAAAGTTGTGTTAGTCCAAACACCATTATTTTTAATTACTTTAACACCACTCTCATTTGTTGTTTCCATCCATTCTGGAACCATGTTAGGTATTTTACCAATTACTGGTGTGTTTGACTCAATTGCTTCCAATGGGAAAGTACCAAATCCAGATTGGTCATCAATCCAAACAGCTAAACAAGATTTAGATAATTCAGCAGCAAATTGTTTTTTAGGTAACCCTCTTAATTCTTTAAATGTAATCCATTTGTAAAGTGGGTATTGTAAGTAGAATGATTTAGCTATTTTAGCAGCTTCACCATGGTTTCTAGTTAAAATAGAAACAACTGGGATTTTAGGTTTATCACTATCTGTAAAATAATCAGAAATAGATACTGGTACAACATGTGTTTGAATTGAAGGGAATAATGATTTAACATAATCCGCTTGTTTTTCAGATGTAGTAATTACATCGTTAAATCCGTAATCAACGTTCCATCTTTTACCAATTTGTAACAATTCTAATAAATAATCATAACTTTGTGATATAACTATTTTTTTACATGGAAACCCTTTAAGTTGGTCCATAATGTTAGAAAAAATTTCTGGTATAACCACAAAATCAGAAGGTGATATGTTTAACTCTTGCCCTTCAATTGAAGCGTGAGGTAAAGCAGCATATTCTTCACCTAACCAATCAGCGACACCATTACCTTCTTGGTCACCTCTTAATTTATAATCATTTTTTTCATGTAACACACATGCACTGTATCCTAAATCATTTAAAATTTTAACGTGTTCGTAAATGTTAGCGATACCAGCGGTTGGGTTACCTTTTGTGTCTAGCACAAAGAAATAAACTCTAAAGTTTTTAGTTTCAAAGTTATTTAAAGCCAAAGCTATTTGGCTTATTTGTTCTTCAATTTGTTTTTTTTGTTCCATATTTTTAGTGTTATTATTTGGTTATTCTTTTTCTTTTAAAATACCGTAATTATATAATGTATTAAAAGCTATTTTATATCCTAATGAAGTTTTATCTAGAGCTCTTTCAGCACCTAATGAATCATCGTCAGTATCTTCGGTTGCGTCCATTAATATTTCAATCATAACTCTTAAAATATCGTATTTAGTTGCGTCAATTTCTCTTGGTCTTTCTCTTTCAACTTCTGTTATTTCAGAACTTAAAACTTTACCATTTTCATCAAGATAAGTTTTAGTTTCTTTTTCAATAATTTTTTTACCAGATTTAGTTCCGATAGATTTAATTGTGCTTTCTAAAGCATCAACATCGATGTAGTATATGTTACCGCCAAATTCAATCATGTTAATCAATTTCTTCGTAATTTGTTATTTTAGTATTTAAGATTCTATTTCTTAATTCTTCATTATTAATAAAGTCCAATATTGAATCAATCTCATAATCAGACACAACGTCTTTGTTATAAGAAGATTTAACTTTGATACTTATTTTACCGCTTGGTTTTAATTCTAATGTTTTAGGATTAGCTGTGATTAAAACATCTACATCGTCCCATTTTTCATCGTAGTTTAGAACAAATTTTATGTTTTTAATTCGGCAGCCAGTTTTTGATAAAAAGAAGAAAGTTGAAGGAATGCTTTTTTCCACTTCTCTGCTTATTAAGATAATTTCATGTTCTCCTTCATCTTCAATATCTGTTAAGAAATTATTGAAATGATTCATTAAACCATCTGACATCTGGTCAGCATGACCAAAAATTTCTAGAGGTGCTTCTAAATATAGAAACCTATTAAGTTTATTGATGTCATCAAACTTAAAATGTTCAATTAAATTGAAACTGGTAACATCATCATTTGTGATGTCAATTTCTTCAATATACTTATTATATGTATAAGCAAATTGACCGATAAAATCTCGCAATACCTCGTTTATAGTAATACCTATCTTCATGCTACCAATTTAATTGATAGGTGGTGATAAGTAAAGTTAAAAATTTATTTTTTTGTAAAAAATGATAAAACTTTACCAAAAATACTTTTTTCTTTAATAATCTGAGATTTTGGTGACTCTGGTTTTACTATTTGTGTTTGTCTGGATTTTTCATCTAACAGTCTTTTTTTTCTATTGTCATATAACTTGATGAAATAAGAAGTCAACCTATGTCTAACAACTTCATCAGCATTAAATTCAACGACACCAACACCTTCTTCTGGATTGTTTTTAACGTCTTCAATTAACGCTTCTAACGCACTATCGCTTTCATCTTTTAAATCTATTTGTCCAGTATCACCCAAAGCAACTACTTTAGTATTTTCAGAAAAACGTGTTAAGAATGTTTTAGAGTTTTTATGTCTAACGTTTTGGTATTCATCAATGATAATAATACAGTTAGAAAAAGACCTACCACGAATAGAACCAAACACTTCCATTTTGATGTACCCAGCTTCCATTAATTTGTTAGTAAGTTCTTCACCAATCAATTTATAAAAAGCATCAAAGTAAGACATCATAATGAATTTAAGTTTGTCTTTTTCATCACCAGGCAGCGTACCCAAATCTTCACCTTTTAATTGTTCAACAGACTTAACTAATTTAATTTCACGATAAATTTCTGGATTGTTTTTAAGTAACAATAATGCTTCGGCAACACTTAAAAGTGTTTTACCAGTGCCAGCTGGACCAGTACAAAAAGTCACGTCATTGGTCTTAATTGAATTGGTTAACTTCTTTTGCGTCTCATTTTTGTGTTTTATATCAATTTTAATTTGAGATAATAAAACCGTTGGTCCTTTGGTAAAACTTTCGTCTTCTGTTGTAATTTTTTTAGCTCTAGTGCTAGTAGTTCTAGTAGTTCTAGTAGTTTTTGTTGCAATAGGTTTTTTGTTCATATATAACTTTATTATAAATATCTTCTAATTTAATATTAGTTAAAAATTTTAACTTTGTCAATCTTATTTATAATTTTCAACAACATCACTACAAACACCAATAGCTGAAGAAACATCTTCATTATGTAGCTCTGGCATAACAGCAATGCTATTTCTTATTGGTTGTTTATTTGGAAAAGCCCATATGTAATTAAGGCTTGTTAATGTAACGGTATCATTTTCATGCCAAAAATAATTAAAAGGAAAGAATTCAAAATTAGCATTGAAATAGGTCATCGCTTCTATGTTTTTACAGTGAATCCATAATTTTGAAATCCTATCTCGAAACCATCTAAAATCAACACCATATTGTGGTTCATCATGACCTAACCAGAAAATATTGTCTTTGTACCAAACATCAACTTCAACATCATAACCTTTGGATATTGCTAAGTCAATGTAAGTTGGTTCGTTCTCCCAACTCTCCATTTTTCCATTTATGTTACCTCTATGTGATATTAACTTCATATTAAATTCTTTTCTGAAAATGATTCTAAAATAAGCGGCATTGATGTTTGGCTCAAATGCATATGTGAACCTTCCCAATTATCCAAATATTCTGGTTTAGTTATTTTATTTTCACCTATCATTTTATAAAATATTGTTACAAATTCAATACCATTTTGGTTACACAATTCTTCTAAGTATCTGTTAAATTCTTCAGTAACTAAGTTTCTTTCTAAACAAGTACCAAATGAAGGTCCGCCAGTATATTGTTTTGACTCATGCCATGACGCAATTGGACCCCATGCGATAACTTTAAGACCAGCTTCTTTATATCTTAATAAAACACTAAAATATCTATCAACGCATTCTTTAACTATTTCATTAACAGTTTTAGTTTGCGATTCCATTTGTTTAATTAAATGAGCTCTAATATCAACTTCACCAAAACAAAATAAAACATAATCATTATCAATATTAACATTATAATTAATTATTTCATCAATTACTGGCATTTTATTTTCAAGTTGGTAAGCGGTTGCTGGCCCAATTCTGTAACTTTTAAAAAATGGAGTTATGTCATCAGACCTTTGTGGCCATATTGGTTGCATTTCTTCTTTACCACTGAAAACAGCAGAGTGACTATCACCTATACAATGTATCATAATTCATAATGTTTTTACTTAAATTGTTATAAAAATTAATTTCATCTTGTTCACCATTTTCACCACCAATAGCCCATGGGTTTTGATTAGCATAAACAGTATTAAACATAGGGTGAATACCAAATCCATTTTTAACAAATAAAAACTTTTTATTGTTATCCCTTTTGTATTTATTTAACGCTATTTCATCGTATGCGTCCACTGTTGGTTGTGATAATATATTAACCCATTCAGATGTTTTTATAAAAAACATACTATTAGTGAAATATGGTGAATGGATTTCAAATAATTCATAATTATTATCGGAAGTGAATTTATCAATATTTTTTAAAATATAGTTATTAATTTCCATCTGAGCTTCATATGAAATCCTAAGTGGGTGAATACCTTTTGTAATAGTGTTTAATGAATTTAAACCTTCGTAAAACTTATTATAATCCCATTCAGTAGCGTTTATTGTAAACTGATTCAAAGGTGTGTAGTCTACATTCCATAAACCATTTGGCATTGGTCTGTTTAAAAAATGTTTATAAACAATATCTCTAACTGATAAATCATCAATAAAATCATTAATAAAAAAATCACATGATGGAATATTATTAGACATAGTTGGTGATAAAGTTAATACTTCATCATTGTTTAACATATCAACATTTTCAATTAGGTAATCCCAAACATAATTGTTAATAAAACAATCTTCATCTAATTTAACTGAATATTCAGTATCAGTTGAAATAGCAATTCTTATTTTATTTAAGTAATTATGATGTCCGTTAATTACATGTATTGTATATTCAATACCTAAACTATCACATTTATTAACCCAATCATTGTCATGGGTTGCTAAAACATTTAATTTTAATTTTAGTTTATTTTCTGGTTTTATTTTAGATAAAAAATAGAACATTAAATTTGAGTAATCTAATCTATTGTGTGATAAATAATTTATAGTTATTGTTTTCATTTCATATAATTTTGTCTAATGAATTGTTTTAATTCACAATTTTTATGGTAATTAACTCTTTTAACAGAGAAATAACCTTGATTGAATTTTTCAACAATTTGATTTATTGTAATTACCCAATTATAATTAGGTTTATTTGATGGGTCGTAAGTACCAAAGTAAGGTGGAAACTCCCATTGTTGTCCGCTAAGTAAAATCATATAAGGTAGAAAAATATTTATCATATCATCATTAGGGTAATATTCTAAACATTTGTCTAAATGCTGCTTAGCCAATAACATAACTTCTTTTGTTACTGTCATACATTCCCAATTAGCACTCATAGGTAATTCTATATTATATTCAAGATATAAATTTTTAGGGTCCCAACGACCATATGGTTGCTGTAATGGAAACCCTACAATAGTTTTGTCTGAGTCTTTTCCGTTATATGATGAAACCCAATCTTCAGTATTTAAAAATTGTGCATAATTAACACCTTTTTCAAAGTTAATTCCATTTATAAAGTATTGGTTAGCTGAAACTAAACAGAAGTGTTCAAAACTATTTATTTCATCTTCACTTATATTTCTAATTAAATCAATCAACGCACCAAAAATAAAGTTAGAATGATTTAAAGGACCAAGCATATGACGCATTCTAATTTTAGGGTGGTCTAATGTTGGGTGATTAATCATGAAATCACAATTATCATGGAAATAAGATATGTTATCTATCATATCATCAACATCTTCAATCGTGTGTGTTGTTGAGTGAGCAAATATTATAAACGCTGTTTTAGATTTCATTTATAGTTTTAATTAATTCATCAATTCTGTTGTATATTGCTTGTTGCACTTCAGAATCTAAATTGTTATAATTCAATTTATTTTTAAGTTCAATAAATCTAGGTTCAGAGAAAACATAATGACCACTTATGTTTATGATTTCTTCTTTGTTATCTTCTGGTATAAAATCAGAGTCAACCCATTTTACCCATCTTTTTGATTCATAACAAATCTCATAAAATTCATCTAGTAATTCTATATGATTAGTTTTAATTATGTTTAAAATAATTTTTGTTTCTATTTGTCCAAATTCTGGGGCAATATTGATACAGTTTAACCCATTATTAAATTTCGATTTAACTAATTCATTTGTTAGGTAATCACCATTATGTTCTTTTGAAATCATGCCATGATTTTTGGCAACTTTAACCATTTCAATTAATCTATCTTGATTGAAACTACCAATATTTGTGTTACCTTTTAATGCTGTTCCAGATTGGATTACAGCGTATTTAATTTGACCATATATGTCTAATGGTAGTAATTCTTTTAAGTCTTCTAAAAGATTGTTTAATTCTACTTCATTTGTTGGTCTGATTGCTTCTTCAGTTCCAACCTCAAATAACATGTTTGGATTTAATCTATAACCTTTTAAAATAAATTCAACTGTGGCTAATAACCCATCACGGTATTCTTTATGTTTTTTCCAAACATCAACATGTATAATGTCGAAATATTTGCAATCTTCAATAAAAGAATCCATACCGTCATCTTCACTATATCCTTGTGATGGACCAGAATGGTCTCTTACTAATAAGATTTTATTAGATTTGCTTCTTACGTATTCGCAGAAGTCTTTAGTTGTCCAATTGTTAACATAACCACCATTAAACTCTACTTGTCTTCTAGATGGTATTAATCCAATTTCAACGTTATTTTCATTTGAGTAATTAATAATTGCGTCAACAATATTTTTACTCATCGGTCCTATAAATATTTTTGGTTTCATACACCAAATATATTATTTATAAAACACTTTGTAAAGATTAAAGCGACCAAAATAATATAAAAACTCACCCATCTTGTAATCATGTAATGGCGACATGTTTAACCATATGATTGCTGTCAGTGTTTGAACCTTTTTTAAATCTAACCCATTGTCAAAAATCCACTTATGTAACTTTTCTCTACAATTAGTTAAAATATCACTTCTTAAAATATCGCATTTAATACCGTTTGATGATTTTTTAACTGAGAATAATTCTTGATGGACAATATCGTGATTGAATAATAAATTGTGATTTAATTTAGCTAAATCATAATAGATGTCACCATTTTTTAAATCACCTCCAAAGTCTTGTCTCCAATCTAATAACACAAATTCACGATTACCTTTATAAATAATATTATCTAAAATGTAATCACCATGAAATTGATAATAAGTGTCTGAACATAACCAGTTTTCATTTATTTCTTTTATCATATCAATAACTGGTGGTACTACCATACCATTGATGGTAATCTCTTCATCACTTATTTTATTATCATTAAATAATTTTTGTAATCGTTCATAAGTTTTATCAAAATAAAACTTTTTAGTTATTTCTTTAAAGTCTTCAGACTGACCATGTTTAACCCATAGGTTGTTTTTACTCCAATCTAAAAAATCTTCAAAAATAATTTCATTTACTGACGTTGCTAATAAATCACCAGCAGCATATTCGTATTTGTAAAAATTATCTTTACTGTCAATCAATTTAGGTGTTAACCCAGATAGTTGTTTACATCGTTCAACTCTGTTAGCACAAACTGTTTTATTATAGAAAAATTTAATAACGAAATCATTAAATAAAAAGATTGATTCATCTACTTTATCTAACAATTCAAATTTGTCGTATATAACTTCTCTAGCGTGTTTTAATTCAAATACATTACCTATGTCTAACCAATTGAAATATTCTTTTGTTTCCCATTTAATATTCATTCGATTGATTGCGTGACAATCGCTTAATGTTGTATCGCTAGTATCTGCTTCATATTCCTCTTGTAATGAATCCCAAAACAATTTATAATCTTTTATACCAGCAAGTCCAATATAAGCAAATTTAGAGGTTAAATCTCCTTTGTCATTTATCATTCTATTAGGAATAAAAGATAAAGTTCTATATTGTGAATTGTTTTCTTTGAATTGACAAGCCAACCAGTTTTCTGTTGGTTCTTTAATTTCTTCAGTTATTATAGTATCTGCTGCATGAAATATAAATGGACATTGTAATTCATTTTTAGCTTTTAACATTGAGTAACCAAGAGATGAACCTTCACCTTCATATTTATCAACTTCGATAAATGTAATTTTTCTTTCTGGATAAGCTAGTGTTAAAAAATCTTTAACTTGTTCTCCAAAATAACCAACAGTTACAACTAATTCAACTTCTTTAGGGTATGCTTCTACGATATATGATATCGCTGGTTTTTTACCAACTCTAACTAAACATTTATTAGTGTATTTAGTTAAATCACCTAATCTAGAACCAACACCACTAGTGGTTATTAAAACTTTATACTCGACCATATTTATCTTCTATTCTAATAACGTCATCTAGAAAATTTGTAGAACTTTCTAAATACAAACTGTCAACGATTGCCGACATTCTATGAACTACAAATGGTTCAATTGTGTAATACTCACCTTCATTTAAAATCATTTCAGTTAAGGTGTCTTTGTCTGGGCCAATTTCAAATTTAATTTGACCTTTTAAAACATAAAAAGATTCATGTTTTTTTTCATGGTACTGTAAGCTGCAACTATTTCCAGCTGTCATGAATAATTCTTTAACTACGTAATTTTCATTAACTTCAATCCATTTTTCCCATCCCCATGGTTTATCAACTTTTGTAACTTCTTTTTTCATATTATAAATCTTTTATTGAATTAATACCTTCATTTCTTTTAAGGTTTATGGCTATTG